ATATTTAGAACTAGACTCAAAGAAGATTCGCAAGCAGCAGGTAAATGGGAAACCGAACAAGGCGGTGAATACTACGCAGCCGGTGTTGGATCGGCAATCACGGGCCGTGGTGCGGACTTACTTATTATCGATGACCCACACTCTGAACAAGATGCACTTAATATGACTGCATTAGAACGTGCTTATGACTGGTATACTTCTGGTCCAAGACAACGTCTACAACCAGGCGGAGCGATTGTGGTGGTAATGACAAGATGGTCTATGAAAGATCTAACCGGTGCATTAATGAAATCACAAAAAGAATTAAAATCAGATCAGTGGGAAGTTATTGAGTTTCCTGCAATACTACCATCAGGTAATCCTGTTTGGCCTGGTTACTGGAAACTAGAAGAATTAGAATCTGTAAAAGCATCTTTATCTGTTCCTAAATGGAACGCACAATGGATGCAGAATCCAACAGCGGAAGAAGGATCGCTGATCAAACGTGAGTGGTGGAAAGTTTGGGATAAGGATTATATACCGCCATTACAACATGTCATACAATCTTATGATACGGCCTTTTTAAAAAAAGAAACTGCTGACTTTTCTGCTATTACGACGTGGGGTGTATTTATTCCAGATCCTGATAGTCAACCTCACTTAATCTTACTTGATGCCTTAAAAGAACGATTAGAGTTCCCCGAACTGCGTAAAGCAGCCCTTGAACAGTATCGATATTGGAATCCCGAAACGGTGATCGTGGAAAGTAAAGCATCTGGATTACCCTTAACTTATGAATTGCGTAAGATGGGTATTCCTGTTATAAATTACACACCTAGTAAAGGAAACGACAAACATGCTAGAGTAAACGCCGTATCCCCGATTTTTGAGGCAGGGATGATTTGGGCGCCTGATACAAAATTTGCTGAAGAAGTGGTAGAAGAGTGTGCTGCATTTCCGTATGGAGATAACGACGATTTGGTCGACAGTACAACACAAGCAGTTATGAGATTTAGACAGGGAGGATTTATTACACACCCTGAAGATGAAAAAGATCAATCTAGGCCTCGGGTACAACGGGAATATTATTAATGGGTTATTTACAAGTTTTAAATTTAATGATCAAAGCATACAAGGCAGCTCGAGGAGTTTTGCCTAAAGGACTTGATCTTTTAAAGCTACAACAAAAAGCAAGACAGAAAGTTATTGATTCTAAAAAAGTTATTCAATTTCCAAAAGATAGAATTACAAATCCTTTCAAACCCAGACCTACAAAACCAGAAGGTACTATACCTGTAACTGTAAAAGGTAAGACATCAAAGATGTCACCTGAAGGCATTATGAATATGCTAATGAAACAAGGTAAAGGTAAAGATGTTAAGATAGGACAAGCTCCTAAAACTACAAAAGTAAAAGAAGCTGTTGATCCTAAATTAGTTATGCAAGAATCTACAAGAGAATTATATAAAAAATTAACAAGACAAAACAGAGAAGCTATTAGAAATTTTAAAAAAAGAAACAAAGATGATCCAACTAAAAAAGCTTATGGTGGCAGAGTTAATTTTAATACAGGTGGAGGAATATCAAACGTGATAGGTACTTATCTATCTAACCCAACTTTACAAGATAGATATACTCAACAACAATACGAAGATTTGTTTGGTGTGGGAACAACTCAACCTCAAACCGTTAGTTCTCTTTTACAAAATCAAGTACAACCTACAAGAGTAGCAGCTGCTCCTGTTGTTCCTCCTGTTATAAAACCAATTATTATACCAGGACAAGAAGGTGATGGTGGATCAGGTATAACTAATGTAAATAGAAATAAAAATTTTGATTATGAAACAGAAGCTTATGGAATTAATCCAACAGGATTAAGTAAAGATGTTTTTGATTATGAATATGAAGCAGCTAATGAAGACAAAGGCATTCTTCAAACATTGTTATCAATGTCTCCAGCTTTAAATGCTTTTAAATTTGTAAGAGATAAAGGTGTTGCTGCTAAAAATAGATTTGATGACTTTATGGAAGATCAAAGAAATAAAAGAATACAAGAAGAACAAGATGCAGCACAACGTGAGTTTGATAGATTAAATGCATTAAGACAGATAAGAGATGCAGAGTCTATGAGTGGTGGACCTGGTGAAACAACTCAAGGAACATTTGGTTCATCAGTCAATGACCCATCAACATTTAGTGATTATTCATAATGTCAGAATTTACATCTATACTTGAAAGAATAAGACCGGGTTATAAAGTTGGTGGCCTTGTAGAGAAAGGAACAGAGCTATATGGAAAATACCCACCAGGAGTAAGATATCGACCTTCACGTAATAGAGCTAAACCTTATGAAGTTGTTAAAAATGGAAAGACTGTTGGTTTGTATAAAACCGAAAAGCAAGCGGCAGAAGCTTATAAAAAATTAAAAATACCAAAAGGCAAAATAGGTTTATCAGTAGAAGAATTTAAAACTTTAAGACTTAAAAATAAAAATTTAACTGATAGCGAATTTATAAGAGAAGTTATTAAAGATAAGTATGTTACTGAATATGGCGGAAAATTAAATAGACAAGCAGTTGGTTTATATAATGAATCTGCAGGAATTTCTAAACAACTACCCAAAGCTATGGTCCCTAGAAAAGTGGGAGAAATAAAAAAAGTTTTAAATAGAACTAAAGAAGGAAAGAAATCTGTTAAATTATATAATCAAGGAAAATTAAGTTTAGAAGATCTACGTTACAAAGCCACTCAAGCTGCAGCCAGAAAGAAAAAAGCTGACGCTGGTTTTTATAGAAGTAAAGAATATTTAGCAAAGAAAAGAGAATATGAACGAACACCTAAAGCTAGAAAAACAAGAAGATTGCGTAATAAAGCAGCAAGAGAAGCTTTTGAAAATAAATATGGAGTGTGGGCTTCAGGCAATAATGCTAAAGATAGATTTTGGAAAAGCTTGTACACTAGCACTCAAGGAAAAGGACCTTCAAGATTACAATTAGTAAAAAAAACAGTCCCTAAAAAATTTAAAGGGGCAAATGTTAAAAACGTTAAATTTTATGATACTCAAACTGGAAAAACTTTTGGTTATAATAATTTACAAAACTATATAAATAAAAATATTGGTAAAGGTGCTTATGAAAAAGTATTAACTCCTTTTAAAGAAAAATTTTTATTAAACGAAACTTTTTTTGACTACAAAGGAAAAAATGTTAATTTAAATCAACACTTAAATAAAACTTTAATTCCTAATTATAATGCGGGAAATCCTTTTCATACTTCTATGCAAGTTCATCATCCTTTTGGAATAAAGAGAAATCCTTTTGTAACTCAACTTTTAGCTTATGATAAAAATTTTAACGAGTTTAGACCGAGAGAAGCTGTAATACCAGATATAAAAAAAGCAAAGACATTTGGTGAAAAAAGAAAAGTATTCGAAACCTTTGTTAGAAAATCTGATCCTAACGTGCTTACGGCTCCTGGAAAAAAAATTTATGGTAAAGATGTTGATACAATTACTAAAATAAAAGATCTATATAAATCTCAAGGCAAAAGAATGCCCCCTGAAGTATTAAAAGCTTTAAAGCAAGCTTCAACAACAGGCACAAGATTTTACGGAGGAATTCCTCTGGATCCCGCGATGTTTAAAGAATTATTTCCTGGATTATCTAATCCTTTTGCAGGTGATTTAACTATTGATGCTTCAAGCACTCAACTTGGTTCAGGAAGATTAGGTAAAACAGCAAGCGCTATTAAAAATATTGCAAAGATTGGAGGCAAAGCTTTAGGTATAGCAGCAATACCTCTTGAAGTAGCCAATATGATTAACATGAGAAAACAAGGTAAAACAACAGCTGAAATTTTAGCATCACCTTTTTTATTGTCAGGTCGAGTTGCAGAAGCACAAGATCTTTTAAAAATGAGCGATCTTGAAAGACAAGCTGTATCGGAACAACAAATAGCAGGTGATGAGTCGATGTTAGATACAGATTTTTATACACCAACACGAGAAGGCATAGAAGCTGTTGATATTGAAGCTGTAAAAGAAAGGGTTAGAAAACAAAGAGAAGCTGAAGAGCAAAAAAGAGCTTTAGAAAGATCAAGACGTTCAGGCTTTACATACCCTAATATGTACGGTATAAATTCACTTAAAGGTGTAATATAATTAACAGGAAAGAGATATGGTAGATAGCGTAGATAAATCATTACCCAACGTAGACATCGAAGATAAAACAAAAGAAGTCGAAGTAGGCGTTCCGGGCACAGAAGAAGTAATTACAAAAGCAGAAACAGAAATCACTATGGATGACGAAGGTGGTGCTGAAATTTCTTTTGATCCAAGAGCAGAAGCTTTAGAATCAAAAGGACATTTTGATAACCTTGCTGAACTTATGGGTGATGAATCATTAGATGAGATTGGAACTTCTCTTTATGATAATTACACAGAATACAAAGAATCAAGAGCTGACTGGGCAGACTCTTATAGAGAAGGTTTAAATTTATTAGGTTTCAAATACGAGAGAAGAACAGAACCATTCAAAGGTGCATCAGGTGTTACTCACCCTGTACTTGCTGAAGCGGTTACACAATTCCAAGCACAAGCTTACAAAGAATTATTACCGGCAGATGGTCCTGTGCGTGCACAAATTTTAGGTGATGTTACAAACGAAAAACAAGACCAAGCGAATAGAGTAAAAGATTTTATGAACTATCAACTTATGGATCAGATGAAAGAATATGAACCAGAGTTTGATCAAATGCTTTTCTATCTACCCCTAACCGGTTCTACTTTTAAGAAAGTTTATTATGACGATCTTTTAGGTAGAGCCGTATCCAAATTTGTACAAGCAGAAGATTTAATTGTGCCATACACTGCAAATAGTTTAGATGATGCAGATTCAGTAATACATGTAATTAGAATTTCTGAAAACGACTTAAGAAAACAACAAGTGGGTGGTTTTTATAGAGATGTAGAATTAGGACAACCTCCAATTAACGAAAGTGAAATTAAAACTAAACAATTAGAATTAGAAGGCGTTACAAGAAACGATCAGCAAAACGATAACATGTATACTCTGTTAGAGATACATACTAATTTAGATTTAGAAGATTATCCTGATGTTGATGAAAATAATGAGCCAACAGGAATTAAATTACCTTACATTATTACAATTGATGAGTCTTCTCAAAAAGTTTTATCTATTAGAAGAAACTATGAACCTAATGATCCATTAAAAAAGAAAAAAGAATATTTTGTACAATTTAAATTTTTACCGGGCACAGGATTCTATGGTTTTGGTTTAATTCACATGATTGGTGGTTTATCTAGAACTGCAACAGCTGCATTAAGACAGTTATTAGATGCAGGTACTCTAGCTAACTTACCAGCTGGTTTTAAAACTAGAGGTATAAGAATTAGAGATGATGCACAGCCATTACAACCTGGTGAATTTAGAGATGTAGATGCACCTGGCGGAAATATTAAAGATCAATTTATGCAATTACCATTTAAAGGTCCTGATCAGACTTTATTACAATTAATGGGGATTGTAGTTCAAGCAGGTCAACGCTTCGCGTCCATCGCTGATGCACAAGTGGGAGATATGAACCAACAAGCAGCCGTGGGTACTACAGTGGCGTTATTGGAACGTGGATCGCGGGTAATGTCAGCTATACACAAAAGATTATACGTAGGTTTAAAAGAAGAATTTAAATTATTATCACAAGTTTTTAAAACTTACTTACCAGCTGAATATCCTTATGATGTTCCTGGTGCTACAAGAAATATTAAAGTAAAAGATTTTGATGACAGAATAGATATTGTTCCTGTAGCTGATCCAAATATATTCTCACAAACACAAAGAATTAATTTAGCTCAAATACAATTACAACTAGCTCAATCAAATCCAGAAGTTCATGATCTTTATCAAGCATACAGATCTATGTACAATGCGATTGGTGTTAAAAATGTAAATGCTATTTTACCACCACCAGTACAACCAACTCCAATTGATCCAAGTATGGAAGAAATTGCAGCGATGGCTGGTAAACCTTTCCAAGCTTTTCCTGGTCAAGACCATAAAGCACACATTGATGCACACTTAAACTTTATGAAATCTAATATGATACAAAATTCACCTATGGTTATGGGTGCATTACAGAAAAATATACTTGAGAGAATAAGTTTAATGGCTCAAGAACAAATTCAATTAGAATTTCAACAAGAATTAATGCAAGCACAACAACTTGGACAGGCATTAAAAGTTAATCCACAGAATCAACAGTTAATTCAACAAGTAACTCAACTAACTCAAACGATAAATGCGAGAAAAGCGGTGTTAATTGCCGAAATGACTAAAGATTATATGGACGAAGAGCAAAAAATCATGGGTGAATTTAGTGGAGACCCACTAATTAAGTTAAAAGCTAGAGAAGTTGACTTAAGAGCTGCTGATTTAGAGCAGAAAAAGAAAAATGAAAACCAAAGAATGAATCTAGACAAGGCAAAAGCGATGATGAACCAAGAAAATCAACAAGATAAGCTAGTTCAGAACGAACAATTGGCTAAATTACGTGCAGGAGTGTCATTAGCTAAACAAGGTATGGCTGATGCAAGTAAGATTCACGATTTTGGTAGAAATTTTGGAAAAAAGTAGATATAATTAACAAACAAGGAGATAAAAATGGGTAAAGATTGGACAAGAGGACAAGCTTACGTAAAAGCACCTAAAATTACAAAAGAATTAGGTGTTGGCAAAGATGGTTACCAAACAGGTGGTAAAACTATCGAAGCTACTGATCCATTAACATCACAAACAGTGACTGTTAAGGGAACGAAAGCTATGAGAGCCGATAAGAAACCAGTTAAAGCTACTTGGTACTAATATGGCTTGGTTTAGTTTAGCAAAAATTGCTTTGCAAGCTGGAAGTAAAATTTATTCTAATCGTCAGAAAACTAAAATGGCGATGTCGGATGCACAGTTAATGCACGCAGAAAAGATGGCCCGAGGCGAAGAAGCTTATCAGGGCAAACTTCTTGAAGCGAGACAATCGGACTGGAAAGACGAATTTGTATTGATTATTCTGTCGGCTCCGATTATAGTATTGATGTGGGCAGTTCTATCGGACGACCCTACAGCAATGGAGAAGGTGAAGTTATTCTTCGAATACTTCTCAACATTACCGTCATGGTTTACAAACTTGTGGATCCTTGTCGTGGCGAGTATATTTGGTATAAAGGGGACACAAATATTTAGGAACGGAGCAAAAAAATGAGAAACGACTTTGGAACAAGATACTCTCCACCAAGATTCCCTTACGGACAAGGAAAGAAAAAAGGTGGTAGCGTAAAGAAAAGAAAAAGACAAGGCTACAACGATAGACTTGATGAATCTTTAGGTGCCCGAAGAGGTAAAAAATCTCAAAGCTTTAAAGCTAGAAGAGATGAATCTAAAGGTATGGAAAAAGCAATGGGACGTAGAGCTTACGCAAGTGTAAGAACTATGGACAAAGGAAGAAGGAAAAAATAATGGCAAACACAAGACGTATGAACAGACTTGAGGAACTTGGCCGAGTAGATGCTGAAAAAGCAAGAACTAGAAAAGGCAAAAGAAATCTTAAGGATGAAAAGAAAAGAATAGTTAGAGAGCTAAAAAGAGGCGGTGGATTAGCTAAAAGAGGAATGGGACAAGCTATGAAAAAAGGCGGTCACGTTAAATCTATGGGCAAAGCTACTAGAGGTGGCGGAGTCGCTAAAAGATAATGGCTGACAAAAAATGGATTCAAAAAGCAGTTAAGAAACCAGGTGCTTTAAGAAAATCTCTAGGAATCAAAAAAGGTAAAAAGATTCCTGCAAAAACTTTAGCAAGAGCTGCTAAAGCTGGTGGTAAGTTAGGCCAACGTGCAAGACTTGCTCAAACATTTAAAAAAATGCGGAGAAAATAATGAGAGCAATTAAAAAAGTTAAACCCACATTAGGTTTAAAAAAAACTCAAGAGTATAAGAGAAAGCTCAAGTTAAAAAGAAAAGGAAAAAAATAATGGCTGGAAAATATGGAATACAAATGAGAGGATCTGGTAGAGCCCTCATGAAAGATGGCGGAAAAGCTAAACAAAGAAAATCATTTCCTGATTTAACAGGTGATGGTAAAGTAACTAGAGCTGACGTTTTAAAAGGCAGAGGTGTCTTTAAAAAAGGTGGTTCAAGTAATTATCACACTACTAAAGATGGACGTAGAGTTAGAAAAGGTTTATACTATTATATGAACAGAGCTAAAAGACTTGGTAAAAGTAAACCAGGAAAAGGTTCTGTTACAGACAAAGCTTTAAAAAGATCAGCTAAAACTGCTAAAAAATAAATTATGAGAAAACAGGATAATATGCCTGCTAGAAACAAAAGAAACTTTAGACCTACAAAGTCTGGAGCAGGTATGACTCGAGCCGGTGTCGCTGCCTACAGAAGAAAAAATCCCGGTTCTAAATTAAAAACAGCCGTGACTGGTAAAGTAAAAAAAGGGTCAAAAGCTGCAAACCGACGTAAGTCGTACTGCGCAAGAAGTGCAGGTCAAATGAGACAATTCCCTAAAGCTGCTAAAGATCCTAATTCTAGACTACGTCAGGCTAGAAAAAGATGGAAATGTTAGAAGCACTTAAAAAAAGATACGAAGCACAAGTAGCCGAAGGAATAGCAACAATTAATATTTATCTTAAACACCCTGTTGGAATAGGAGAGCATCCTCAACATTTAGATGAGATAGATAAACTATTAGATAAGGTTAAAGAAGCAGAAGAAAAAATTAGTTTGATTGATAGATGGGTTAAGTAATGGAAGACTTAATTATTATTGACAAATTAAAAAGAAGAATAAATGCAACGCTTAAATCTATTCAAGACAGTATGATGGGTGGATCTATTGACAATATGGAGAAATACAAGTATTTATTCGGACAGGCACAAGCCTACCAAATAGTTTTACAGGAAATCTCTAACCTGCTAAATAATAAGGAGCAAAATGATGAAAAAGGAAACGTTATCGACATTGGAAACACCAAAGGCGGAAGTTCCGAAACACATTAACGCGTTAGAAGAAAAATACAAAGAAATTAACAAAAACGCACCAGAAGAAAAAGAACCTCTTAATCCCGACAATATTGGGGACGAATTAATTAAAGAATTACCTGAACCTTCAGGATGGAGAATATTAGTTTTACCATTTACACCACCTAGCAAAAGTAAAGGTGGTTTAATCTATTCTCAAGAAACTTTAGATAAAGCAAGAATTGCAACAACATGTGGTTACGTTTTAAAGATGGGACCATTATGTTATACAGAAGAAAAATTTAATACATCAGGACCTTGGTGTAAAAAAGGAGATTGGGTTATCTTTGCTCGTTATGCGGGTTCAAGATTACCAATTGAAGGTGGAGAAGTGCGGATACTAAACGATGATGAAGTGATAGGGACCATTAAAAATCCTGAATCAGTTCTTCATTTCATATAAACAAACATAGGAAGGAACTATGCCAGAAGAAAAGAAAAAAGCGTCAGAAGAATTAATTGATGTTGGTGAAGCAGAATCAGCAGAAATTAATTTAGATGATAAAGGTGAACCGGAAAAAGTCGAAGCACCTAAAGAAGAAAAATTAGAAGTAGAACAGGTTAAAGAAGAAGAAGTAAAACCTGTTGAAACTAAAAAAGAAGAAAAGGTTGAAGAGAAAAAAGACGAGTTAAAAGAATATAGTGAAGGAGTTCAAAAAAGAATTTCTAAACTTACTCGTAAAATGAGAGAAGCTGAAAGACAGAGAGAAGAAGCATTAACATATGCTCAATCAATCAAAAGAGATAAAGAACTTTTAGAAAATAGATTTTCTAAACTTGATAAATCTTATGTTTCAGAGTTTGAAAACAGAGTCACTACAAATATGACTGCTGCAAGACAAGCTTTAAAAACAGCGATTGAAGCAGGAGATGTTGATGGTCAAGTTTCTGCACAAGAAAATATCGCAAGATTAAATGCTGATGCAGTAAGACTAGCTTCACTTAAATCAGTTGAAGAGGAAAAACCTAAAAAGGTTAATATAACTCCTCAACAACACACACAATCTTCATATGGAAACGTACCTACTGACCCTAGAGCTGAAGAATGGGCATCTAAAAATAGTTGGTTTGGTAATGATTCTGCTATGACTTATACGGCTTTTGATATACATAAGAAGCTCGTAGAAGAAGAGGGATATGATCCTAAATCTGAAGAATATTATACGGAAGTTGATAAAAGAATAAGACTTGATTTTCCGCATAAATTTGATAAGGTAGAGGATACAACTACAGAAAGAGCAAAACCTGCTCAAAATGTAGCTTCGGCTAAACGACAAGCCCCTCAAGGTCGCAGAAAAACTGTAAGACTCACACCTTCACAGGTAGCAATTGCTAAAAAATTAGGTGTGCCACTAGAAGATTATGCAAAACAACTAAATATCACGGAAGGAGTATAAGCATATGGAAAATGATAAACAAAAAACTTCACGTGCGAGTCAGACGAGAGTTAAAGAACAAAAGAAAACTACTTGGACTCCACCCTCAACACTTGATGCACCACCCGCGCCAGCAGGTTATAGGCACAGATGGATAAGGGCTGAACTACTTGGTCAAGACGATACTAAAAATGTCGGAGTTAGATTAAGAGAAGGATTTGAATTTGTGAGAGCAGATGAATATCCAGATCAGAATTATCCTCATGCAGAAACAGGCAAATACGCAGGAGTCATTGGAGTAGGAGGCCTAGTGTTGGCTAGGATACCTGAAGAACTCGCGCGTCAACGTGAAGCTTACTTCGCGAAGCAAACTCAAGATAGAGATGACGCTGTTAAAAACGATGTATTGAAGGAACAACACCCAAGTATGCCGATCAATAGTGAAAGGCAAACTCGTGTAACTTTTGGTGGTACAAAGAAATAACTATTTTATAGTAATTCCTATCCATCGAGTACATTAACTTAACAAAAAAGGAAACAAACAATGGCAAACGCAAGCAGCACAGGTTTTGGTTTCAGAAGTACCATGACAGTAGGTAATACTCCTGCTACTCAAGGTCAATCGGAATACAAAATCAAAAGTGGTACGGCAAAAGGCATTTTTAAAAATGACCCAGTTTCTCTTCAAGACGCAAGTGGAGACCAAGGTTATTTGCAAGATGCAGCGTTTAACGCAACAAGTGATACAGGAGCAGGTGGTCAATCTTTTGACAATTCTGGTCATGCACCTTTAATAGGTGTGTTCAATGGAGCTTTTTATGTAGCAACAACTACATCTAAACCTACTTGGGCAAACTCATTTGTAGGCGGAACAACTTTTGCAACGGACTACAACACAGGCAGTAGCGATGGCATGGGTTTTGTAATCGATAATCCTTCACAGGAATACGTGATCAAAGCAGATGCAGCAGTTACGCAGGCAATGTATGGCGACGCAGGATACAACTGTACTAACCAAGACGGATCATCAAGTCAGGTTACAGACGGTCAATCTTTAGTTAAATTACATATTTCTGGTGGAGCAGCTTCAACTAAAATGGTGAAGTTAGTAAGATCAGCAAATGCGCCTGAAAACAAAGACAACTCTGTAGCAGGATCGAACCAGATAGTTACAATATCTGCAGCGTCGAACTTGTATAACGGAAACAACTAATCTAAATAGGAGTATATAAACAATGGCAATATCAAGAGCACAACTAGTTAAAGAACTAGAGCCAGGTCTAAATGCACTATTTGGACTTGAGTACAAACAATATGCTAACGAAGCAGCTGAAATTTTTGACACAGAATCATCTGACAGAGCTTTCGAAGAGGAAGTAATGTTATCTGGTTTCGCAAACGCAGCAGTAAAACCTGAAGGACAGGGTGTTACTTTTGACGATGCACAAGAAACTTTCACAGCTCGTTACACAAACGAAACAATCGCACTTGCTTTCGCGATCACTGAAGAAGCGATCGAGGACAACTTGTATGACAGACTAGCGTCTAGATATACAAAAGCATTAGCAAGATCTATGGCGAACACTAAACAAGTTAAAGGCGCAGCAGTATTGAACAATGGTTTCAATTCAGCTTACGCAGGTGGTGATGGTGTAGCATTATTCGGAAACGATGGTGCAGGTAACACAACTCACCCAACTTTAGCAGGAACATTCAGAAACCAGCTTGCAGTAGCAGCTGACTTATCTGAAGCTTCTTTAGAGCAATCTATTGTTGACATCGCAGCGATGACAGACGAAAGAGGTCTAAAAATAGCAGCAAGAGGAATGAAATTAATAATTCCACCTCAACTGCAATTTACAGCGGAGAGATTGATGAAATCTCAAGGCAGACCTGGAACAGCTGACAACGATGTAAACGCAATCAACTCAATGGGAATGATCCCACAAGGTTACGTAATCAATCATTACTTAACTGACACTGATGCGTTCTTCATCAAAACAGATGTACCTAACGGTCTGAAACACTTCGTTAGAGCACCTATCAAAACAACTATGGAAGGTGACTTTGACACTGGCAACGTAAGATACAAAGCTAGAGAGAGATACGTATTCGGATTCTCTGACCCTAGAGGTATTTTCGGTTCACCAGGCGTGTAATCGTTACAATAATTAAATTAAAAAGGGGCTTTCGGGCCCCTTTTTTTTGTGGTATAAGAGGAGATAATCATGAAAAAATTTCTAGTTAATATCAGAGCATATGGACATCATGCGACTTTTCAAGTCGTGTGTGAAGATACTGCTGAATCTATTGAAAACGCAATAGTTGACAAACTAGGAGAAAAAGGTGTAAAGTGGGAAAAAGACGGATTTACAAGTCTGTCAAAAAAATGGATAACCTATGAGGAGGTTAACGATGCAAAACTTGAACGACCTATACAAAGCAAAAAGGTCCTTGGAGTTGAACTGGGAGCAGGAGCATCTTAAAGAGGGTAGATATACTCTCGATATGGTTAAGATAGACCATAAAATAAGAGAGGTCATAAGCGATATAAAAATGGCCGAAGCAGAAAACGCTCATCAGTCAAATAAAATCGAGGGTTCTGCAGCCCAAGTATCAGTAGCTACTTAATAAAACGCTACATCGTCGAAATACGTACATTCACTACGCAATCTCTTGCACTCTACTTAAAATTACTATATATTTTAACCACTATACAATAACAACAAACAAGTAAATATAAACGCGTATAGTCGATATACCCTAGGTAATTATATTTACATATTCTAGGAGGAATATAAAATGGCAACAACAACATTTACGGGTACAGTCAGATCCAATGGAAATGGCAATAGAGCAAACTATGCAGGCAGTATGTCTATGGTAGCTCAATTCTATGTACCTTCAACAAGCGCAGCAGCAGGAACTGATGCTCAAGTATCATCAACTGATACTGCAGCAGTTCAACTTCCAAAAGGTTCAATCGTTGATTATATAATTTTCAATGGTCAAGCAGCTGGTGGTGGAAAAATAGACATCGGTTTTAAAGATGTAATCGATGGTACAACTTTTGTAGACACAGATGGTTTCGTAGATAACGGAGCAGCTGATGATGCACAAGACATGATTTTACCAAGTTCAGCAACAGCAGGTAATGATTTAGGTCTTACTGAAATGACATACGATGTTAAAATCGTAGCTGGTGTAGACGCAGCAGGACAAGCGGGAACTTTATCTGGAACAATTTTTTACCACATGCAAGACGAAGGTAATCAAGCAGGTGAAAGTACACCGAAGTTAACATAATAATAATTATCTATGCTCCTTCGGGAGCATAGGTTTAAATTAAAAGGAAAAAACTATGGGATATGCAGGTGGCGCAACGCCAGTAAACCAATTCTACACAGAAGCAAGTTCAACTGTAAGAAACAAAGCAGGGAGTGCTGTAGCAGCAGGACCTATTTGTTATTTAAAAGGAGTTACAATTAATCCTTCAGCAAATACTTGTCATGTAAAAATATATGATGGGTCAAGCAATGCTGATACTTTAATCTACGAACAAAAATGTTTAGATGGAGAAATGTATCAAGAGTATATTGCAGCTGTAGGTATTAAAGCTTCAAATGGTCTTTATATTGAATTAGTCGCTGGAACAACTTCTGTCGCAGTAATTTGGCAATAAAGGAGGTCAATGGCTACTTCCGGTACAATAACATTCAATCCTTCGATTGATGAGATTATCGAAGAAGCGTATGAAAGAACTAATATACGTGGAACTCGTACGGGTTATCAATTAAAAAGTGCAAGACGTTCATTAAATATATTATTTTCTGAATGGGCTAACAGAGGAGTTCAACTCTGGGAGATTAAACAAGCTTCTGTTAATCTTGTAGAAGGACAAGCAACTTATAGTACTGCTGCGGGTAGTACAGGTTATCCAACAGATATAAGTGATGTATTAGAAGCTTGGATTAGAAATAATTCTAGTGGAACATCAGCAGATGTATCTTTAACTAAAATTGATAGATCACAATACGCAGCTATTCCAAACAAGCAAGCAAAAGGAACACCTTCTCAATATTATGTAGATAGATTAATTGCACCAACAGTTACTATTTACGGCACACCAAGTTCAAGTTTTTCAAGCACAAGTACACCAACTAATTTTCAATTGTGTTTTTTCTATCTTGCAAGAATTCAAGATGCAGGAGCTTACACAAACACTGCTGATGTAGTTTATAGATTTTATCCATGTATGATTTCTGGTTTAGCTTATTATTTAAGTATTAAATATTCTCCTGATAGAACAGAAGGATTAAGACTATTATATGAAGATGAATTAGCTAGAGCTTTGAATGAAGACAGTCAAGGTACATCTTCTTACATTACACCACAAACATTTTATGGAGATGGAGTATAATGGGACAGTACGCAACAGGTAAACACGCTTTAGCAATTTCAGATAGATCTGGAATGAGATTTCCATATTTAGAAATGGTAAGAGAGTGGAATGGTGCTTTAGTTCATTATTCAGAATATGAAGCTAAACAACCTCAATTAGATCCACCTTGGGTAGGAGGTGATGCACAAGCTTTATTAAATCCTAGAGTACAACAAGCAGCTACTGCAGGTTTAATTTTATTAACACCAAATCCATTTACAACGGTTATTTCTGGAGGAACAACTTTTATAAATGTTTATTCCTATGCACATCAAAGAAGCAGTGGAGATACAGTAAGATTACGTGGTCCTGTAGCACAGAATCCTAGTTCAGGTTCTGGTGGAGCAGATGCAAGAAATTTACAATACTTTCAAGCTATTCCTACTTTTGATGGTGTTAGTGATATAGATGCAGCAGCAGGACATACTATTACAATTGGCAAAAAAAATGCAGATGGATCAGTTACAACTGCTCCTACCTCTACACCAACAGAAATTTTAACAACTCCTGAAAACTTTTTCTTTTTTACAAGCAGCAATACTGCTACAACAGGAAATATTAAAGGGGGTGGAGCAGCGTGTTCAGCTGGTCCAGTAACATTACAGGCATTATAATATGGCATATACTTTAGATAATTTAAGATCAGACATGAGATCATATACAGAAGTAAGTATTACTGTTTTAACAGACGCTATTTGTAATACTATGATTAAAAATGCTGAAAACGATATTTATCGATCAGCAGATTCTGATGAAGAAAGATTTTACGCAACATCTAACTTAACTGCTGGGAATAGATATGTAAGTATCCCATCAGATTTAAGATTTATTAGATACGTACAAGTAACTGATTCAGCTGGAGATCAAGTTTATTTAGAACCAAGAGATACAAGTTTTATGGCTGAATACTATTCTACTCCTAGTGTTTCTTCTACAGCTCTTCCTAAATATTATGGAAACTGGGATGCTTCAACATGGGTTATCGCTCCTACACCTAACGCAAATTATGCAGTAACTCTAGCTTATAACAAAGAACCTACAAGTTTAACAGATTCTTCAATGGCTAGCAGCGGAACTTATGTGTCTAATAAATATCAAGATCTATTGCTTTACAAATGTCTAGTAAATGCATATGCATACTTGAAAGGACCACAGGATATGCTACAATACTACAATCAGGCATATGAAAAAGCTTTAATGACGTATGCGGTTGAGCAACAAGGCCGTAGACGTAGAGACGAAGACAGTGATGGAGAAATTCGTACTCAATTGGTATCAGAATCTCCGTCGGCTTATGGTAACAGAAGAGGGACAAGTTAACACAAAGGAGAAAATAAATGGCAAATATAGTACCTTATGCTTTTAAAGGAGAACTCATGTCTGGAACTCACAATTTCAGTGCAGGGGGTAATACTTTTTTTCTAGCATTGTATACGTCAAATCCATACGCAGCAGCATCAAGTACAGTTTATGTAACTACTAATGAAGTATCTTCAGGTGGTGGTTCTAACTATTCTGCTGGTGGAAAACAATTACAAAACCAATCAGTAGATTCTTCAACAGCAACTACTGCAGTTGATTTTGATAATTTAACATGGGGAGCAGCAACAACTGGAGCTGCAACTTTTGGAGCGGCGTTTGCAGCGATCTACAATTCTACTAATTCTAATAAATTAGTTGTAGTTCTAGATTTTGGTGGAACAAAAACAGCAACGAATGGTGATTTCACTATTGCGTTTCCTAGTACTGCTACACCATCTAATGCGATTTTAAGTTTAACATCATCATAGGATTTTAAATAATGGCTTTAGTTTTAAATGATAGAGTAAAAGAAACTAGCACGACTACTGGCACAGGAGATATGGCTCTTGCCGGAGCGGCAACTGGGTTTGTTACTTTTGCAACCGGCGTTGGTAATAACAATACAACTTATTATACTATTCATAATCAAGGTACTAATGAATGGGAAGTAGGTCTTGGTACGTTAGATGCTACGTCAGCAAATTTAGCAAGAACAACTCCAATCACTTCATCGGCAGGTGGTGGAGCAGTTACTTTCTCTGCAGGTACAAAAGATGTATTTTGTACTTTACCTGCAATTAAGACTCCAGACATGACATTAACAACAACAGGAGATGTATTATATGCATCTGCTGCTAATACACCCGCAAGACTCGGATTAGGGTCGGCTAGTCAAATATTGGCTGTAAACTCTGGCGCTACGGCACCAGAATGGGTTACAAACGATAAAGCATCGGAAGGATTTGCAGTTGCAATGGCAATTGCATTATAAGTAAAGGAAAATAATGGCACAAAATTTTAGAAGACATACAGCAAATGCAGTTGGAACTTCAGCGGTTGAAATATTTCAATCTAATGGTTTTGATTGTGTTGTTGGTATATCTCTATCAAATGTACTAGGGACAGCTATTAATGCTACGGCTTATATTAATGATGGATCAAGTGATATCTCTATTATAACAACAGCTCCAATTCCAACAGGATCATCTCTACAAGTTTTAGATGGTGGAGCAAAATTTGTTATGCAAAGTGGAGACAGATTATATGTTCAAAGTGATACCGCTTCATCAATTGATGTATATGTTAGTATAGTAGATGATATTAGTACGTAAGGACAGATATGGCATATATTGGCAACAGGCCTGCATCTCAAGCTCTTACAGCAGCTGATATTGCAGATGGAATAGTAACTAATGCGAAGTTAGCAGGTAGCATCAGTAATGATAAATTATTGACTATACAAAATGCTGCGTTGCAAAATGATTCAGTTACATATAATTCAGTTACTGTTGCATTAGGATCTTCAGGTAGTATTACTACAACAGAAACAGGTCCAGCATTTACTTCTATTAGTCCTTCGGTTATTGACAACACAGCTTCAAGTATTACAATTACAGGAACAGGATTTGTATCTATTCCTTTAGTTGAAGCAGTTAACACTACTAGCGGAGCAAGAATTACGGCCTCATCCGTGGCTTTTACTTCTGCTACTAGTTTAACGGCAACTTTTACAATTTCTATTGATGGTACATACAGTATTTTTATTCAAAACCCAGATGGAGAAGCAATTTCTTCTGGATCAGTATTAACAGTTTCTGATGGCCCTGCATGGTCAACTGGTGCTGGTACTCTTGGAACTTTTTCAGCAGCTTCATCTATTTCATCTACTGTTACAGCAACAGGAGATGCACCAATTACATACTCTAAAACAAGTGGTACATTCCCTGGAGGTTTATCTTTAAATACATCTACAGGTGTGATATCAGGTACAGAGAGTGGAGCGACGTCAACTACTCAATATTCGTTTACGATTCGCGCGACGGATGCAGAATCGCAAACGGCTGACAGAGCGTTTACTATGACGATTACTGTAGGCGCGGAAGGATCAACACAGTTTAACTAGGATAAAATTATGGCAGTAAGATTTACAAGAACACAAACAACAGCAACTAACAGACAAAAATTTACTTTGTCTATGTGGGTTAAAAGAGGAGTTGTAGGAACTCAAGAAAACATTTTTGGTTCTCATCTTTCTGGTTCTGATGAAATACAACTACAATTTAATGGTGATGATCAACTATACTTTCTTAATTATCCTACTACTACAGAAGGAGAATTAAAAACTACAGGATTGTGGACTGATGTAGGGGCTTTTTATAATATAGTAATAGCTGGAGACACAACACAAGCAGTTGCAGCAGACAGGTTAAAGCTCTACATAAATGGTTCTCAAATAGATTCTGCTAATAATGGTTTTGCTACTGATACCTATCCTCCGCAAAATAATAACTTTGCTTTTGGTACTGCAAGTTATAGTTTTGTTATAGGTACAAGTTCACCTTCAGGTACAAATGATCCATTTACAGGATTAATGGGTTATGTAGCTTTTGTTGATGGTACAGCTTATGATGCAAGTTACTTTGGGGAAACGGATTCGTCAAGCGGGATCTGGAAGATCAAGACTGTTCCAAGTGTAACTTGGGGAAATAATGGTTTTCTTTTAAAAATGGACACAGCAAGTCCTACTACAGATTCTTCTGGAAATAACAATACATTTACTTCTAATGGGACACCAACATTAGCCCAAGATAATCCTTCTAATCTTTTTGTTAGACCCAATGTATTAGATAATCATTATACTGCATATACATTTCAAAATGGTCTTACCACAGTTACAACAGGCGGTAATTATTCATATCAACAAATGTCAACGTTTTTAGACACAGGCAAATGGTATTGGGAATGTAAAGTAGTTTCTAAAACAGGTGGTGGTGATGAGTATATGATTGGTATTCAAGGAAAAAGTGTAACATCAACTAACAGTCCAGCACAATTAAATGGTGGATATACGATATATGCTACTGATGGTCAGGTTTATGGAGTTGGTGCAACGACCAGTTATGGAAGTGCTTACACTGCTGGAGATATTATTGGTGTAGCTTTAGATTGTGATAATAGTAAAATTTATTGGTCTAAAAATGGTGTATGGATGGGTAGTGGTGATCCAAGTGCCGGAACAAATGGATATTCAATTAATGCTGCTAATACTACATCACAAGGGGGTTACTCACCTGTAGCTGGTTTTTATGATTCACCTAATGCAACATTTAATTGGAATTTTGGTAATGGCTTTTTTGGAACAACGGCGGTGGCTTCATCTAACGCAGACGCAGCAGGACATGGATTAATGGAATACGCAGTTCCAACAGGATATTATACAATTTGCACTAAAAATTTAAACACTTACGGATAAGGAGAAACTATGGCATACAGCGCAATTATAAAACCAACAGATTATTTCAATACTAAATTATGGACAGGAACAGGTAGTTCTAATTCTATAACAGGAGTTGGATTTCAACCTGATTTTTGTTGGGTTAAACAAAGAAGTGGTACAGAAAATTATTTTTTAACCAATGCAATACAAGGTTCAACTACAATTCTCCAATCAGATTCGAGTGCTGCGGCACAAACATCTGCAGCTGGTATGACATCTTTTGATTCTGATGGATTTACAGTTAATACAGATACTGGTTTTAATGGTAGTGGCTCCACTTATGTTGGTTGGAATTGGAAAGCAAACGGAACAGGTTCAGCTAATTCAGATGGAAGTGCAAATAGTGTAACTGTATCTGCTAATACAACAGCTGGTTTTAGTCTTGTTCAATTTGAATGCACGCAATCCGCAATATCAGTAGGTCATGGTTTAGGTGCAGCACCTGAAGCAATTTTTATGAAACAAACTAGTACTGGTACAAGCAATTGGATTGTAGGTGGTTTTGGTTTAAGTTGGAATGGTTATTTTGTACTTAACTTAAGTAATGCTTTTTATAATAGTGGAGATTCAAGTAGTGGTTCAGGAAGAATGTTTAAAGCTGGTGGAACAGAGCCTACATCAACAGTATGGTATACTAATGGAAGTGCTTTTTTAAGTGGAAGTACTCAAACAGTACTAGCTTATTGTTTTCGTTCAATAAAGGGTTATTCAAAAATAGGAAACTACGAAGGTACGGGAGTATCTGATGGTCCTTTTATTAACACAGGTTTTAAACCAAATTTTGTTATGATTAAAAGCCAGGGTTCAGAATCTTGGTATATCATGGATACTAAAAGAATTGGATTTAATACTAAAAACTATTATTTAACTGCTAATAATACGTCTGCAGAAGGAACTTCTGCAACTGTAGCAATGAGTCTATATAGTAATGGTTTTAAAATTAATAATACTGATACAAGTATGAATACCGATGGTGAAACATATTGTTACATGGCCTTTGCAGAAGCACCTTTTGTAGCAAACGTAGATGGAGGACTGCCAACAACGGCAAGATAATATATGGCTTATATCGGACGAGGAACAGGAGATATATCAAACGCATCAGTTCTTGATGTTATTACGTTCACTAATTCAGTTGGACCTTATAACTTAACTCAAGACTCTACAGCTTTTGTACCTGTATCTGAAGCCGCTTTAATTATTTCAGTTGATGGTGTTATTCAATCACCAGCCACGTTCAGCATAGATGGTTCAACAATTACCTTTACAAGTTCAATGTCTTCTTCACAGACAAATGATTTTATTATTCATAATGGTTTTGGATTAATTTCAACACCAGGCGATGGTACAGTATCTACAGGAAAATTAGCAGATTCAGCTGTAACAACAGCAAAGATAAATGATGGAGCAGTTACAGAAGCTAAATTAAGTACACCAGTTCCAAACTCTGCATTAACAGGAAGTGGTGCGATTACTATTAACAGTTCATCAGTTGCGTTGGGTGGATCTATAAATGTACAAGCGGTTTTAGGTTTTCCAACTTTTACTTCTATTTCTCCTAGTATATCAACAAACGACGCAACAACTTTTACTATTGTAGGAACTAATTTTAATGATGGAGTACAAGTAGATTTTGTAGCTTCAACAGGAGCAATTGTACCTGCTGATTCTGTAACTAGAGATTCTTCAACACAAATTACGGCTGTAGGAACTTTAACTACGGACGGCACGTATTATGTTAGGATTGAAAACACAGACGGACTAGCTGTAAGATCTTCTACAGCAGTTCTAACTATTTCTGATGCACCTGCATGGTCAACTAGCGCTGGTTCTCTTGGAACTATTGCTGGAGGATTTAATGGAACAGTAGCAACAGTCGCTGCAACAGGAGATACAATTGTATATTCTGAAACAACAAGTGTTTTAACTAACGCAGCACAAGCAAATTGTACTTTAAATTCATCAACAGGTGTGATAACAACTACTAACTTCGGTGGTTCAGCTACAAGTCCGACGACCTACTCGTTTACACTTCGAGCGACGGATGCACAAGGCCAGACTGCTGATAGAGCATTTACATTAACAAGCTCTTACGGGGCGACGGGAGGCGGACAGTTCAACTAGATGGCAGTAAGTTTAACAAAAGCACAGGTAACAGCAACAGATAGAAAAAAATTTACTTTTTCTTGTTGGTTAAAAAGAGGTAAATTAAGCACACAAGAAAACTTTTTTACTTCAATCCATAATGGTTCTAATGAATTTCAATTTAGATTTGATTCTGATGATGAATTAAGATGGGTTGGTTCTATTAGTGGAAGTGCAGCAGGATTAATAAATACAAAAAGATTATTCCGCGATACGAGCGGATGGTACAATATTGTTATAGCTGGAGACACAACTCAATCAACAAATATAGACAGATTAAAATTATATATTAATGGAGAACAAATTGCTGATGGTGATCTTAATACTCCAGGTTATCCCGCTCAAGATACTAATTTTGGTTTTGGAACTACAGATTTTAATTTTTGTTTTGGAGTAAGTACCCCTGGAACTACAAATGACCCATTCACTGGTATAATAACTCATGCACATTTTATAGATGGTACGGCTTATGATGCTTCAACCTTTGGGTCGACGGATGCAACGACTGGACAATGGGAGATCAACACAAGTCCTACGGTTACGTATGGAAACAACGGTTTCTTTATTTTAAAAAATAGTGGTTCAGTAACAGATGAATCAGGTAATGCTAATAACTTTACGTTAGAGAGTGGTACACTAACTAATACTGAAGATAATCCTAGTAATGTTTTTGCTACTTTAAATTTTATAAATAATTATTATCCGGAAGCAACATTTAGTAATGGAAATTTAAAAATTACAACTAAAGAATCGGCACCAGTAATGGGAACTATAGGAGCATCTTCCGGTAAATATTATTGGGAAATAAAAGTAAATTCTTTAGCATCTACTTATGGAACTCTTGGAATTGTTGGAACACAAGCAACAGCATCTACTCAATTTATAACATCAAATGCTAATGAATATATGTATTATTCCCAAGGTAGTTTAAATTATAATGGTGGAAGTGTCAGTACAGGTTATGATACTTATACGGCTGGCGATATTATAGGTATTGGAATGGATTTAGATAATAATAGATTATTTGTTAGTAAAAATGGCACTTGGCAAAATTCAGCAGACCCAACAACAAGCACAGGTGCTTACACAATAACTGCACCAGCTTCTACATCACTAGGTAGTTATTTCCCAGCAGTAGGGTATTGGGACGATAACGATTCAGCTAATGGTACTTATGAAGTAAATTTTGGCAACGGATATTTTGGAACCACTCAAATATCTTCAGAAGGAACTAACGCATCAGGTATCGGTAAATTTGAGTATGATGTACCAACAGGCTACACAGCTCTATCAACTAAAGGATTAAACGAATAATGGCATTTACAACAGTAAATAAGAGTACAGATTATTTTAATACTAAACTTTACACAGGTACAGGTTCATCTAACGCACAAACAGGAATAGGTTTTCAACCTGATATGGTGTGGTTTAAAAGTAGAAGTGCTGCTACAGACCATGCACTATTTGATGCCGTAAGAGGTGTTACAAAAGAAATAAGACCTAACAAGAGTGATTACGAAGATACAGCATCTAATGGTTTAACTGCATTTGATTCGGATGGTTTTACTATTGGAGATTGGTCAGTAATTAATGATAATAGTGCTACTTACGTATCTTGGAACTGGAAAGCTAATGGTCAAGGTTCTTCAAATGGAGACGGTTCAATAACAACTACTTACACATCAGCTAATACAACATCAGGAGTTTCTATAATTCAGTACACGGGGAATGGGTCCGATGGTGCAACGATTGGTCATGGTTTAGGTGTTGCTCCTACATTTTTAATAACGAAAAAAACAAGTGGTGCTGAATCATGGTATGTAGGAAGTTCAGGTTTAACATCTTGGGATTATAAAGTATATTTAGATACTGCTGATGCACAATCAACTAATAGTCCATCCGTTTGGGGTGGAGCCGCACCAACAAGTTCTACTATTTCGCTTGGAAATTCTGCACCTACTAATGCTAGTGGTCAAACTTACATAATGTATGCTTTTGCCCCTATAACTGGATTTTCATCTTACGGAAGCTATATTGGAAACGGAAATGCTGATGGACCATTTGTTTACACAGGATTTAAACCAGCTTTTATTCTTGGAAAAAATGCTGATACTGGTAGCCAACATTGGTTTATGAATGATAATAAAAGATTAGGTTATAATGGAAGTTCAGCTTGGATAAAAGCTGATAGTAATAGTGCTGAATTAACAAATTTAGTTAATTGTGATTTTTTATCTAATGGTTTTAAAGTAAGAAATGCCGACAGCATATTTAATCAATCAGGTGTAAGCCAGATCTACATGGCATTTGCAGAAGCACCTCTGGTTGGCTCAAATAATATAGCAGCAAACGCAAGATAGATTATGACAACAAAAATAAAAACACCAGGGATAACAGACGCAAACGTCACAACAGTTAAACTAGATTTAATATCTACTTCTAGTACACCTGGCGCTACAGTCAAAGGTGATGGTACAACTGACGGATACTTACAATTAAATTGTTCGCAGAATTCCCACGGAATTAAACTGAAAAGTCCGCCCCATTCAGCCGCTCAAAGTTACACTTTAACTTTTCCACAATCTATTACTGATGGTTATTTTTTAAAAACAGATGGTTCAGGTAACTTATCTTTTGCACAAGTAAATGATGCAGCTACTGCTCCAACAATTTCTAGCTTTACACCTACTACAGCTGAAGGTGGAGTTAATACATCTATTGTAATAACAGGAACTAATTATGTTTCTACACCTAGAGTTGAGTTTCAATCTAACACAGATGGATCTATTCAACACGCAGCAACAGTACAATTTGATAGTGCTACTCAATTAACAGTAGGAACGGGAACAGGTTTAGTTAACGGTACAAATTATTTTATTATTATAACTAATCCTAACGGACAATCTGTTAGATCAACAAGTCAATTATCTACATCAGCAGCTCCGGTATGGACAACTTCAGCTGGATCTTTAGGTACAGTAGCTGGTAATTTTTCAGGAACAGTTGCAACCGTAGCAGCAACTGGTGATACTATTGCTTACAGTGAAGTAACAAACGTATTAACAAACGCGTCTTTAGCAAATTGTGCTTTAAATTCAAGTACAGGTGTGATAACAACTACAGACTTTGGTGGCGCCGCAACAACTGCACAAACGTACACGTTCACTCTTCGAGCGACGGACGCACAAGCGCAAACAACGGACAGAGAGTTTACTTTAACTAGCTCTTATGGCTTATCAAACGGAATGCAATTTAACTAGGAATATACTATGGCTTCAACATATTTAACAAAAGCAGCAGACAACGCAGCAAATCAAAACATTTTTACACTTTCGGCTTGGTTAAAACCAGCATCATCTGCATTTAATGGTGCTTTCTTATCATTTGCAGAAAGCTCTGTAAGATATGTTAGAATGTTTTTTGAAAGTGGTAAATTATGTATAAAGCAAGCATATGATGGAAGTACAGAAGCAGATACAAAAACAACAGCTCTTTATAAAGATAATTCAAGTTGGTACCATGTTGTAATTGCAGTAGATTCAACTCAAGCAGTATCTACTGATAGAATTAAAATGTATGTTAATGGAGAACAAATTACTTCTTTTTCATCTGTAGATTATGGAGCAATAAATACAGATTTTGTTACTAGAACAACTTGTTACGTTGGTCAAAGTGGCAATAGTGATAATTATTTTGATGGTTTAATGTCTCAAGTTATATATATAGATGGTACTCAATACGCGGCCTCTACTTTTGGATCTACAGATTCTACGTCGGGCGAGTGGAAGCCAAATGCCGATCCTTCAGTAACTTACGGTAGTACTGGTTTTAAACTTACTTTTGAAGATACATCTGCTTTAGGAGATGATACATCAGGTAATACAAATGATCTTACAATGTCAGGAAGTGGTACACCAACTTTAGATTGTCCATCTAACAACTTTGGTGTTTTAACTAATCAAACATATCATTTTGCAAATCAGTGGCAAGCTAACACAAATGGGGCCACAACTGCAAACGGAGGTAGTGGAAGTGCTTGGAAAACTATATTACCTACACTAGGTGATTCAAGTGGAAAATATTATTTTGAAGCTAAATTAATATCAAGTGGAAGTAATTGCATTATAGGTGCAGTAGATATAGATAATCAAAAACAAAATTCTTCAAGTTCATGGTACATTGGTCAAGACAGTACAGGACAAGGTTATCAAAATAATGGCACGGCATCTAATGGTGGTGCATCTTACGGAACTAGTTATGTGAATAATGATATTATTGGTGTAGCTATGGATTTAGACAACTCTAAAATTTATTTTAGTAAAAATGGTACTTGGCAAGAAAGTGGTGATCCTACAAGCGGTGCTAGCGGAACAGGAGCTTTAAGTTTAACAGCAAATACAACTTATACCTTTGCTTTATCAAGTTATGCTGGTACTGTGTGGAATTGTAATTTTGGAAATGGTTACTTTGCAACTACGGCAGTAACATCAGCAGGCACATCAGCTTCAACACCGGGAACATTTGAATACGATGTACCTACTGGATATCAACCCCTAACAACAAAAGGATTAAACGTATAATGGCTTATTCAACAATTTCAAAATCAACATCTTATATGAACCCTATACTTTATACAGGTACAGGTGCAACTAATGCTATTACAGGCGTCGGGTTTCAACCTGATTTAGTTTGGCTAAAACGTAGAGATGGCACTGGTGCACATAGACTTTGTGATGCAGTAAGAGGAGCAACAAAACTTATACAAACTAATTCTACTGATACAGAACAAACAGATGCAGATACTTTAACTGCATTTGACACTGATGGATTTACTCTTGGTTCTGATGCTTCTGATTATAAAGTGAATCAATCAGGACAGACTATGGTATCTTGGAATTTTAAAGCTAATGGTTCAGGTTCAGCCAATGGAAATGGTACAATTAGCTCAACAGTTTCTGTTGATACAACAAGTGGATTTTCAATAGTAAGTTACACAGGCACAGGTTCAAATGCAACAGTAGGTCATGGACTTGGAGTTGCACCAAGATTAGTTATAACTAAACCTTTAGCATCAGCACAAGAGTGGGCTGTTGGTACTGATAGTATTGGATGGGGATCTTATTTTTTCTTAAATGAAACTTCTGGTTCACAAAGTGGTTCAACTTATTGGCAAAGCACAGCACCAGATGCAAATGTATTTAGTATTGGAACTACTGGACCAGTAAATTCTGCAAGTGCTATGATTGCTTATTGTTTTGCAGAAAAAAAAGGATTTAGTAAAATTGGCAGACAATATATTGGAAATGGAAATGCTGATGGTCCTTATGTTTATTGTGGCTTTAAACCAGCTTGGGTTATGATAAAAAGAGAACAGTCTGGTAAAGGTTGGATTATAATGGATGATAAAAGAATTGGTTACAATCCTGACAACCAACAATTATTAGCCAACGCTACTGATGCAGAATTTACTAATGATTACATGAATATATATGCTAATGGATTTAAAATTATAGATACTAATGATGATGTAAATACATCAGGTAATTCATATACATATATGGCCTTCGGTCAACCCATCGTTTCGACAAATGGCGATGTAGCCACGGCGAGGTAGTCAGTGTTATTAGGTATTAATGCATTTGCTGAAGCTCCATTTTCAGCTACAAATTTAGATTTAGGTAATGTAAAAGTTGTCGTAACAGGTAATCAACTTACTATTAGTATTGGTAATGTTGATATTGCTGCAACATCTATTATCGAATTTGTTGATGGTGATGATTTAAATGTTAACATTGGAACAGTCACTATTACAGGGGATGCAAGTTTTGAATTAACAGGTAGTGATTTAACTGTTGGTACAGGTGATGTGACGGTTACTGCTGGAGCACAGGCAGACGTTACAGGAAACGCCATGACCCTAACAACAGGCACAGTAACGATTACAGCTGATGCTAGTGTTAGCCCAACAGGAACACCAATTACCTTGGCAAGTGGGACAATAAATGCTATAGTTTGGCAAAATATTGATCCAGATGCTACAGGTGTTTGGACACCAATAGACACGGATTTATAATATGGCTTCAACATACTCAACGGATATATCATTAGAAAAAATAACAACTGGTGAAAAAGCTGGTTTATGGGGCACAATCACTAATACCAATCTAGAAATTTTAGAACAAGCAGCTACAGGATATACAACTGTGGATATGGCTTCAGGTAATGTTACTTTAAGTTTAGCTGATGGTACGACAGCGAATGGTAAAAATTTATATTTAAAATTAACAGGTACTTTAGCAGGCGACAGAACTTTAACTATGCCTGCTACGACAACAGGTGGTACAGCAACTAGAGTTTTTATAGTTGAAGACGCAACTGTAAGAGGTACATCAAATAGAACTTTAAGTGTATTGACGACTGGATCAGCTAGTTCTGTTCCTGTACCAACAGGTTCAAAACTTTTATTAGTATCAGATGGCACAGATACGACTATTGGTATTATGCAAAAAGGATACAATTCAATCTCTGACTCTAATGCACCTTATTTAGCAGTAGCCGGAGATCAATTAATTTGTAGCACAAACGTTAACCCATTTACAGTTAACTTACCTGCATCACCTAGCGTAGGAGATGAGGTAACAATTATAGATGCGTTAGCTACATTTAGTTCTAACAACTTAACAATTAATCCAAATGGTTCTAACCTTAATAGCGCAGCAGGTAATTTAGTTTTAAGCACTGCTGGTCAAGCTATTACATTAGTTTACTTAAACAGTACTAGAGGTTGGAGTTACAAAAATACCTAGGAGCTAATCAATGGCTCTAACTCAAATTAAATTTGCCCCTGGAATAGATAAACAAGACACTAAAGTTGGTGCTATTGGAAGATGGACTGATTCTGATAATGTAAGATTTAGATATGGTTTGCCAGAAAAAGTTGGTGGTTGGCAATCTTTGCTAACAGACACAATGGTAGGTGTTACAAGAAAGATGTTTCCTTTTGTAGATAACGATGGAAATAGATATGTTGCTGTAGGCACAGATAAATTTTTACTTTTATATTTTGAAGGACAACTGTTTGACATTACACCGTTTAGAACTGATAACGCCGGAACTCAAATACAATACTTAACGTCAAGTGTAGAGACTACAAATACTTCAACAACTATAACAGTTACAACTAAAAATGGTGGAGCTCCAGTTAGCCATGGATTGTCTGTGGGTGACATGGTTGTCTTTAATAATTTTGCAGCTGGATCAAGTGGAATAACACCAAGTGATTTAGAAGATAAAATTGTACAAGTTATTTCTGTACCAAGTTTAACTACATTTACAGCCACAATACCAAACGCAGCTAGCGCTACTTCATCTGATGGAACAGTTGATATTCAACCTTATGAAGTTGTTGGTCCAGCAGAACAAGAGTATGGTTATGGTTTTGGTATTTCTACTTTTGGTGGTGTAGTAACAGGTGGATCAGATACAGGGTGGGGAATTGCAGTAGCAGCTTCAACACAAACTTTAGAACCAGGACTTTGGTCTTTTGATTCTTTTGGTGAAGTTTTAATTGCAACTATTGCTAATGGTAAAACTTTTACATGGAATGGTGGAGCAGCAGATCCTACATCACAAAGAGCATCAGTATCTACACCAAGCACCGATGGGTCTTTAACGGGTGTTGATTCTCCTTTTGCAACTTTAATTGGAACTAACAGTGATGGAGCAGCGGTAGGTAATCCTACTAAATCTAGATTAACTTTAGTTTCTCCTACAACAAGACACTTAATTCATTTTGGCACAGAGGAAACAATTGGAGATGCCACAACTCAAGATGACTTATTAATTAGATTTTCTGATTCAGAACAACTAAACAAATTTACTACACTAGCTACCAACACAGCCGGTTCATTTAGATTACAAGACGGAACTAAAATTATATCTGCGTTAGTTGCTAAAGAAACAATTCTTATTTGGACTGATAATGCTTTGTATACAATGAAATTTGTTGGAGCTCCTTTTACATTTGGCTTTGAACAAGTTGGCACTAACTGTGGATTAATTGGTAAGAACGCAGTTACAGAAATAGATGGTGTTGCTTATTGGATGAGTAACAATGGTTTTTTTGGTTTTGATGGTACAGTTAAAACATTAGCATGTTCTGTAGAAGATTATGTATTTGATGATATTGATACAACTAAAGGTCAACAAGTATGTGCTGGTCTTAATAATTTATTTACAGAAGTAACGTGGTGGTACCCAACATCTAGTTCTAGTTTTAATAATAGATATGTAAGTTATAACTATGGTGATGCTAATATGAAAGTGCCTATGGGCAATTGGTATACAGGAGTTAATACTAATGCTATTAGAACAAGTTGGATTGATTCATTAGTTTATCCATTACCATACGCTACTTCATACAATTCTAGCGGATCAGGAACTTTTCCTGCAGTTGTTGGATTATCAGGTTTAGGTAATAGCACATTATTTGAGCACGAAACGGGGACCGATCAAATTAATCCTGATGGGTCAACTACAGCATTAACTTCTTTTATACAATCTTATGATTTTTCTTTACAAACAGATCAAGGTGCAGCTGAATACTTTTTAGCTATGCGTAGATTTTTACCTAACTTTAAAACATTAACAGGTAATGCAAACGTTACTATATCTGTGGCTGCTTATCCTGCAGATCCTAATACAGCTACAGCTTTAAGTCCCTTTACAATTACTTCAACTACGACTAAAGTAGATACAAGAGCTCGTGGTAGATATGCTGCGATTAAAATAGAAAACACAGGATCAGGTGAAGCGTGGAGATTTGGAACGTTTCAAGCTGACCTACAACCAGACGGGAGAAGATAATGCCTAAAGTAAATGTAAGAATACCAGAACCTAAAGAAGAATACGAAGTAGATAACCAAAGACAAATTAACAGATCTATTGCATTAATTGTAGAACAATTAAACTCTACATTTTTAACAGAGCAAAAAGAAAATCAAGAAAGGTTTACGTGGTTCTATGGCTAATATTTATAAAAATGAAAAAGTAAGTTTAACGACAACAGCACTAACTGTACTTTATACAGTGCCAGCAAATTCACGTTCTATTGTTAAATCACTTAACGTAGCAGAAGATGCAGGTGGTGCAGCGGTTGTTAAAGTTACTTTAGTTAATGCAGGAGGCACTAGTTTTGTAGTTGATAATGATGTTGATTTATCTGCTAATCAAACAGAACAAGTATTAACAGAACCTTTAGTTATGGAAGAAAGTGAAGTATTAAAGGTTGAATGTACAAGTGGTGCAGTTGATGTAGTTGCATCTATATTAGAAATGAACAGAGAGGATAGGTAATGCCGTTTACAGAACAAAAAGCTAGCATAAGATATGAAATGATTAATGGTAGTAGAACCCCAGTTTTAACACCAGAAACAGAGGTTACTTTAACTAACATAAAAACAGGACAAGAATACTTCTCCGACGCAGAAGCGTTGGCAGACGTACAAAATAAAGATACTGCTACTAAAGCAGAAGACATCCGAAGAGACGTAAAAATCATTGTAGAACACGTTCCTTTGGGTAATGAGACAAAATTATAATTGATTGACGGGAGGCATAAAAACAAGTAAAATATAAGATTACTGGCTATATCAAGGCTAGCCAACTTGCATTTCACTTAAATAACACATTAAATATTATGGGATTTTTAAAAAAAGTATTCAGACCAGTTCGTAAGATAGCCAAAAAAATTATACCTAAAGAAATTAGGCCAGCATTACCTTATATAGCAGCGTTTTATGGTGGTCCACAAATGGCTGGCTCCAACACTTTTTTAAGTGGTATTGGAAACGCAGGTTTAAGAAATGCTATTTCAAAAGGTTTAATTGCAGGAGCTACAGCAGCAGCCACTGATGAAGATGCAAACATTTTAAGAACAGCAGCATTAGCTGGTGCACCAGATCTTTTAGCTGAAGGTTTAGGAAATGTAGCAGGAAGACTAGATCCTAACCTTATAGCTGATTCAGATAGTTTTGTTGCAATAGGAGACACAGCAGGAGCAAGAGCAGCTGCAAAAACAGCAGGTGTATTATCAAGAGCATCTGAAGGAATTAAAGGAGCGGGTGCATTAAAAACAATTGGTGCACAAACAGCAATAGATTCAGCTGCTAGATTTGCAGAACTTAATCAAGCAGAAATAGATAAATACAATCAAAGTTTATTATCACAAGGTATGAAAAGTAAAGCAGATAGAAGAAGTGCTATTTATAATATTTATATAAATACAGGAGCTTACGAACCAGATGAGATAAATTCAATGTTAGATAGATATGGATACGAAAAAGGTGGACTTATAGAATTAATAGAAAAATTTAAAAAAAGAACAAAAGCTCCCAAAGGTCTAAAAGGTTTTATGAAATCTATGGAAAAAAACAATAGATATTCAAGAAAAGAAGCTAAACCTTTAATTCGAAGTAACGGCAAAGACGAGGAACCTGAAGATCTGGAAGAAGAAGAAAAAGTTTATTATACAAGACCAGCAGATCCAGATTATGCTGGATTAATGAGTCAAGCTTTAGGTGGAATAGAAAAAGCTTATGGAAAATCTTTCTTTACTGATCCTACACCTATGAGAATGGGTTTTGCTAGAGGGGGTGAAATAGAAATAGAAGAAGAAACAGATGATTTAAATATTATGGATTTTATGAAAGACCAAGGTATACAATATGGTGAACAAGCATCAGATATAAATAATGAAAGAGTTTTAGAACAACTTTACGAAGAGTTTTTAGATATGGGTTTATCTCCAGCAGATGCAGCTAAAGCAGCTAGAGACGCTTTTGATAGAATGAGTCAAAAACCTAATGAAGGTATTATGCAAATGGCATCAGGATATAAAACAGACATAGAAGAAATGTATGAGCAATATGTTTTTGAAATGGAAGAACAAGGATTAGTTCCTATGTCTTTTTCAGAATTTTTAGCACAAGCTAGATCAGGTATGGCTAAAGGTGGTTCAATGGATTCAACACCAAGAGATCAAATGGAAGAAATTAAAGGTCAAACAGCGGGACCTCAATGGTATCAAGACCGTTTAGAACATTTAATGTCTTTAGGTTATAGCTATGAAGCAGCAGGAGACATTGCTTATGATAGTGATGCATATTATAATGCGATTGGTCATGATCCATTTAAAGAGGGTGGTAAAGTAAAAAGAAGAAAAAAAGGTGAGCCCGAAGATACAGGCGATGAAGAGCCAGGACCACGATCGTTTCCTGAATTTGACGAAGACAGACTATTTGAAGAAAAAATGCCTCAAGTATTACCTAACAAACCTGATATGATGGATGCAGCTATGGGTGGCATAGCACATCATGCTAGAAGAATGGAAGCCGGTGGTTTAATGAACAGAAATTTATTGAATACTGGCATGGATAAGGATATGAGAGGTGGAGGATTTATTCCTGAAGGAACAAAAGAAAAAGCAGATGATGTTCCTGCAAGATTAAGCAAGAACGAATTTGTAATGACAGCCGATGCAGTTAGAGCTGCAGGTGGCGGAAGTGTTAACCAAGGCGCAAAACGTATGTATGATTTAATGCATAACTTGGAGGCAAAAGTATAATGGCAATAACAGAAACTAGGCAGTATAGAGAACCCTTTGTAGAAGCAGCCGGTCTAGGCGTAACTAACGAAGGTTTAAAATTATTAGGTACAGCGTTACCTACATCAACTTATACAGGTAGACAATTTGTAGAAGGTCAATCAGCTTTAGAACAACAAGCAGCAACAGCCGCAGCAGGTTTAGATTCTTTAGTAGGACCACAAGCTTATCAACAATTTCAAAGTCCTTACCAACAAGAAGTAATTGATGCTTCGCTTGCAGCTTTACAAAGAGAGCAAGCGAGTGGATTAAATGCATTAAGACAACAAGCAGCAGGAGCAGGAGCTTTTGGTGGTAGTAGAATGGCTGCAGCTGAAGGAGTATTTCAAGCTGACGCTGCAACACAAAGAGCATTATTAGAATCACAATTAAGACAACAAGGATTTCAACAAGCACAACAACAAGCAGGTTCACAATTACAACAGCAACAAGGTTTGGGTCAGTATCAAAGCCAAATCGGTGGACAACAAAGACAACTTGGTCAAGCTCAATTAGCAGCAGATCAAGAAGCAGCTAGAGAAACAGCATTTGCTGATTACACAAGACTAGGATTAATTGGTCCGCAGCTTGCATCAGTAATTGGTGGTTTCCCTGCAGCAACACAAGTTCAATCAACACCTCCTCCTAGCACAACTCAACAGTTATTAGGATTAGGTATTGGTGCAACTGGATTACTGGGAGCAGCCAGAGGAATGTTTGGGTCAAGATAATGAGTAGAATTTTAAGAAGACCAATGTTTAGAGGAGGCCGAGCATCAAGCTACGGAACGGGGATCGCTTCTGGTTTGGCTAATGGTGGTATGCCAAATAAAAGAGGATTGGTAGATGGTCCAGGTGGTTATTCAGGAATTGGTGAAGAAGTATTAAGTATGAGAGAAGAAATTTTAAGAGGTATTCCAGAACGAAGAGGATTAAGTACAAGTGATTATTTAAGAGTAGCTAGTGCTGGTTTAGATTTATTAGGAAGACCATCAGAAGGTGGTGGAATTTCAGGAGCATTGGCTACAGCATCTAAACCTTTAGCAAAATTAGGAACAGACATAGCGAGTTCTATGGATACAAGAGGACAATCAAGACAAGATCTTGCAACCTCTCTTACAGGTGCAGGTTTAGATTACAAAGTAGGAATGGCTAAAGCTGATAAGAAAACAGCTACAGAAGTTCAATTAGATGTAGTCGATAAATTTTATGACAAAAAAATTGCTGCTGCAAAAGATGAAACAGAAATAGCAACACTTAATGCTAAAAGAGATGAAGTTAAATTAGATATAGCTAGAGGTGGTAACAAAGCTTCTAAATTTAGAATTTTAAATCCTCAAACAATTGTAGCAGTTACTGAAACAGTTCAAGATAGTTTAGGTGATGATGCAACTTTAGAAGAAATTAACGAAGCAGTTGTAGAATACTTATTAAGATTAGTAGGTGATTTTGATGCAGGATTAGCTGAAGGTGGATCAGTTACAGAAGATATGAATTTAATGACAGCCACACCAGCTGGAATAACAGATGTTAACGTGCAAGAAACAGAGACAGTAACAAATCCTCAACCTACACAAATAAGTTATGATGAATTAAGAGCTAGATTACCAAAAGAAATAACTGATGACATCGTAAATCTTTTAGCTACAAGCTATGAAGCGCTAGCAGACTTTGCTGAAATTGCTACGCAATCAGATGTAGATAATTTTAATAGTAAATACGGAGTTGAATTAGTATTACCACAGGAGGCATAAAATGGCTGATAGGTCTTTGTCACCGCAATTGGTTAAAGAAATAATTCAAAACCAAAATACCAAAAATAACGTATTAGAAAGAAGGTCTAACGAACGAAAAGTAAAAGTCGTTCCGGGTGACGCTATAGATAATTTAAGATCAAGTCCAATGAATTTAGGAATTGGTCTTGCTTTAGATATTTATAACAAAAGACAAAAAGAAAAAGGTGAAGAAACTATCTTTGAACAAGATCTAGGTCCTAATGAAACTACAGCTGGAAGAGAATTTCAAGCAGCAGTTGTTGGTGGAACAGGAAGAATTATAAAAGGTTTATCTGAACTTCTTACTATTCCTGTCGATTATGCTTTTGATACTAATTACACGAAAGAATTAGATAAAGTTACAGAAGAGTTTATAGCTGATCATGGAAGTCCTAAAACTTTAACAGGAGATCTTACTAGAATTGGTATTCAATATGGAGTTCCAAGTACATTAACTTTAAAATTAATTAATCAAATACCTAAACTAGGTAATATAGCTAAAAGCTACGGAGCATTTAGAGCTAGCTTAAGTAAAATTAAAAACAAATTTTTAAGAAGATCTGCAAAACTTGGTACAAGTATAGCAAGACGTGGTGGTCAATCCGGATTAGCTTTAGGAGCAGCTGATGCGTTAGTAGCAGAGTCTTCTAGACCCGCATTACTTTACGAAAGAGTTAATGAGGAAGGTAAAACAGGAAGAGATTTAGCTGCGGCTAGATTTATAAATAAAATAAAATTTGGTGCAGAAGGAGCTACAGTAGGATTTGGTTTTTCTTTAGCAGGTAAAGCTTTACCTGTTGGTGCTAGATATGGTTTATACAAGCCAGGTACTTACGTATTAGGTATTGGTGCTAAAGCTATAAACGCTCCTGTGTCAGGAGCTTCTAAATTAATTGGCAAGATTCCGGGTATACAAATACCATTTCAATTAGCTAATACAGTTGGAAAAAAAGTAGTAGGTGATCTTGGAACGCGGATCGTACTACCGGCTTTTGGTGCACCTCTTAAAACTACATGGACCGCTACATTACCAGCATTTAAAAACTGGAGAACTTTTTCGGTAACAAGTGCTAAACCTTTAGAGGCAGCGTTAAAAGGTTTAGATAATAAATTATCTTACATAAGATCATTAGGTAGAGAAACAGGTACACAATATTCTTTAAACACAGCAGCAAGACAAGAAATTAAAAGAGCTGCAAGAAGAACAGAAAAATTATTAGAGAGTATAGAGAGAAGATCTTACAAATTAGCTAAATCATTTGAAGGAAAATATAATACCGCAAAAACTTCACCAGCTAGTATGGACTATTATTTAGATGGAGTATTAGAATATTTAAAAGGACAAAGAACTTTAAATTCTTTACCTAAAGATTTAAGAGTTACTTCACAAGCTTTAAACAAAGATCTATTAGAAATTAAAAAAACATTTGGTGAGTTGCTACCAGCAGGTGATTTAAAAGATGCAGTATTAAAAAATTTAAAAGGTTACATGAGAAAGTCTTTTGCTATCTTTGAAAATCCTGGTTATGCCGTACCGGAAACATCACCATTATTTAAAAAAGCTAAACAGTATGCTCTTAATTTAATTAATGGAAAAGGGGGTGGACAATTTAGAGTAGAAGCTAAAAAAGTTTTTGGTGCTCCTGGAGTATCCGTTGGCAGAGCAAGAGAACTACAAGCGGAATCTATGGTCAAAGAAGTATTAAGATTAGGAAAACAAGATATGTTTGATCCTATACAAAACTTAAACAAAATAGGTGAGTCTTTAAAAATTAAAAACTTTATTGCTACAGGCGAAGAATTACCGACAGTTATTAAAAATTTATTAGGACAGCAAAACACTTTAAAATCATCAGTGCTTACAACAACTTCTTCTATGGTAACTCAAACAACTAATAAAATGTTGTTTGATAGATTAGCAACTGAATTAACCAAAGCTAGAATTTTATTTAAATCAGAAGAAGCTGCTAAAAGAGCAGGTATTACAAATCCTGCGGTTGTATCTGGTGCTAGAGGATTAGGAGAAATGAAAACTTTATTACAAGATGTCAAAAAACCTTTGTATGGAGCTAGTGATATTGTTGAAGCTTTAACAAGCACTAAAGGACCACTAGATGCTTGGCTACAAAGTGGAGTATATAAAAATTTATTACAATTAAAAACAGGAGTACAGTATGGTAAAACCGTATTATCTCCAGAAACACAGGTTAGAAACTTTTATTCTGCAGCAATGTTTCCAATGGCAAGAGGTGTCATAGGAGGTAGAGCATCTGTTACTGAAGCAATTGCAATGGTAGTGGATGATATTTTTAGAGCTGGAAAAGGTAACGCGCAGGCAGAATTAAGATTGTTAGATAATATAAACGAAGGAATTAAGTATGGTGTATTAGATGAAAACATTGTGGCATCAGAACTTCAAGCAGTATTAAGAGAAGTAAGAAATGGTAAGATTGCTTCAGTTGAAGGACTAGCTAAATTTTTAGAAAAGAATCCATTTACAGAAAAAGCTGCAAGACTATATGCTGGAGGTGATAACGTTTGGAAGTGGTACACTTACAATTGGTATAAATCATTTACTAAAGATTTATTTAAGGGAGATCTTAATAAAGCACGAACATGGTTTAAAGAAATAGCTGGTAGAGATTTACTTTCTAAAACTTTATCAGGACAAAAAGTAGATATAGATGAAGCTATAAGACAAGCAGCTTCATGGTATACACGAAACACTATTCCAACATACAGTAAAGTTCCAATAGCTATTCAAGCTTTAAGAAGAACACCATTTGGTAACTTCGTATCTTTTCCTGCTGAAATGTTAAGAACTACTTTTAACAACTTTGCTATCTCTATGAAAGAAGCATCATCAACAAATCCAGAATTAAGAGCAATGGGAATTAGAGGTTTATTTGGTTTATATACAACTTTAGGTGGAATATCTTATGCAACTAAAGGATTATACAACTCTATAACTGGTGTAGATGACGAACTAATGAATTTATACAAACTATATTTTGCTCCAGAATATATGAAAAATTCTAACTTACTCGCATTAAGTAAACCGGACAAAGGAAACTTTAAAGTTGTAAACTTATCTGATTTTATACCGCAATCAGTTGTAATAGAACCGCTTGAAGCTGTGTTTGCAAAAATAAGAGAAGGAAAAGCTTTAGGTGATGTAGATGCATTAGAAGTTACCTTTGGTCCTAATGGTCCTGTAAGAACCTTCTTTGAATCTTATTTAACAACTCCTATTGGATTTGAACCTTTTATAGATGTGGGTAGAGGTAGAACAGATACAGGTAAAATTATTTGGAGTCCTACAGATTCTTTAGGAGACAAGTGGAATAAATCTTGGAAACATATTTTAATGACACTAGAACCAGGTATTATAACTTCTAGTAGAAAATTTTATGACTCTATTATAAAACAACCAACTCCGTCAGGAGTGTTAAGAGAAACAGGAGACGTTGTAATAGGAGCGTCTACAGGATTAAAACCTTTCAATGCGTCTATTGCCGAAGCTTTAGATTACAAAGTATCAGATTTTAGTAGAATTAGAACTGATGTATTTAAAGGAGAAAAACTTTATAAGTTTAATGACATCTATACCAGAGGTGGACCAGTTATTGTAAATGAGTTTATTGATATTCAAAGAGAAGCATTTAGATTACAAAAAGAAATTTATGGTGCTATTAAGGCAGCTGAAGCATGGGGTATGTCTAAACGTGATATTAGAAAAGTTTTTAAAGCGAGAACTGGATTAAGTACCAAACAAATTAATGACATAATGAGAGGTAGATTTACACCTGTTAACTACTCTAAATCTTTATTTGAGAAAAAAGTAGATATCTTGAAGAAAAGAGAAAAAGAACAAGGTTTTGATTATGAATTAGATAAAAACTTTGTATACCCTAAACGAGGTTTAAACAGAGTTATTAGAAAATTAAAAAGAGATAAATTAGATGAGGAGTTTTTCTATGATAGACCTGTTAAAAATGATTTAAGAGGATTCTTACCACAAATTAATTTAAATGAACCTAAAGCAACAGTGTCAGCTCAACCTGTAAAACCAAAGGTTCAACCTCTTGCTCCTCAACCTCAACCTACAAAAATTGCAGCCACTGCACCTGCGGTCAATCCAAATACTTTATTGACAAGAAGTGAAAGTGCGTTATTGTCCCCTACCGAGCAACAAATTAGGTTAAACCAAAGAACATAATGAACATAAAACCAAAGACTACAAGAGAACATATCCTATCCCTGTATGGACATATATCAGGAGTCAAAAAAAATTTATCACACGTACATAAAGACGTAGAAAATTTGGGCGGTAAGATAGATAAAATCTATTGGGTTCTTTTAACTGTTGCGGGAACAGCAGTGGTCTTTGCTTTAGAAAAATTAATATCATGAAATTAAGTCAGAACTTTTCTTTAAAAGAATTAACTGCTTCGCAGACAGCGCAGCGTCATGGCATATCTAATCAACCTACAGATGAACACATAGAAAATTTGAAGTTGCTTTGCGAAAACGTTTTGCAACCTGTACGAGATGAGTGGGGCGTTGTAAGTGTATCATCAGGATATCGCTCTGAAATTTTATCAGAAAAAATCGGCAGTAGTAGAAAATCCCAGCACTGCAGAGGCCAGGCGGCAGACTTTGAATGTTATGGAGTTGACAATAGAGAACTCTTTGATTGGATTACTCAAAACCTAGAATTTGATCAAGCAATTTTAGAATTTTACGACGGCGACGCTAATAGCGGATGGCTACATGTATCATACAACGAAGAAGGCAATCGAAAACAAACTTTGCGTGCCTTTCGTAATGATGCTGGTAAAACTCAATACGAAGAGATATAGCGTCATGAAAAACAGCCTCCTGGTTCATAAACATTTAATTATTCGTGCGGAGGCAGTCAAACCACCAACAGACGAAGAACAATTACAACATTGGATGAGAGAATTTATAGAATCTATAAATATGAAAGTATTTATGGGTCCTTATGTTAAGTATTGCTCGATGCCTGGTAATAGAGGTATTACCGCAATCGCAATAATTGAAACTTCTCACATTGCTATGCACATTTGGGACGAACCTAAACCTGCGTTAATGCAATTAGATGTTTATAGTTGTGGTGATTTTAGTCCTAATGATATTTGTAGTAAAATTATGAAAGATTTTGATATACATAAAATAGAATACAAATATTTAAACAGAGAAACGGGATTAATAGATCTGTAAATCTCATTGTGGTTCATCTCCTCCACAAATATAACCTACAACTTGTTTACCATCGTGTTCGTGATAATAAAGATTACTAAACATCTTACGTTGTTTACGTTCACTAACTTTTACATTGTAATGATACCAGGACTCACATGGCATGTGTATTTCAAAAGAACTCATTTTAATATCACCAAATGTGGTTAAATATAGCAATGTTATTATTATGGGTTTCATTCTCTATCGTCGTGCCATCTATCATTAATTTTGCTTGCCATCCAATAAGCGATTGGAATACATAATATAAAAGTTATTTCTGCTGCGCGAAGTACACTTACGTCCCATAGCTTATAAACTATATGATGAATCATTATTGGTGCAAATGCACCAATGCACAACAATATAGCCATTCTTATGTAGTAAGGGTATTTCATATCCAAGCATCTAGAGTATCACCCATAATTTCAGATGCAATATTAATTTTATTTCTTAAAGCTTTTATTATTTTCTCATCCACAGTCTTGGGAGCAATAAGATCTACATAAGTAACTGGTTTGTGTTGACCTATTCTATGCGCTCTGTCTTCTGATTGTAGTCTTTTCTCTAAATCATAACTGTTAGAGTAATAAATAACATTGCTTGCAGCTGTGAGTGTAATACCATAACCACCAGTTTGAGTATTACCTACAAAATATTTAACAGGAGATTTAGGGTTTTGAAATTGTTTAATAGCTCTTTGTCTGTCGTCAGGTGAAATAGCACCATAGTATTGAACAATAGAATCTTCTCCATGTTTTTTCTTTATGGCTTTAACTATTTCTTCTATATCATGAATATAATTAGCCCATATAATAACTTTACCTTCCATCTCATTCATGACATCTAGTAATTCTTCTATTCGATTATGTTTTAAATTAGTTATTTGACCGTCATCAGATTTTAGATGACCACAAGTAATTTGATGTAATCTCATAAGTTGTGTAAGTGTGTGTGGCGCAGTAGTAATTTTACCTTTTAGTAGAGCGAGGGCCGCGGATTTCATTGTATCATACGCTTTGCTTTGTTCAGGAGTTAAATCAATAGTTCTGTTAATAAATATTTTTTTAGGTAAATCTAAACAATCTTTTTTTTGTACTCTATAAGAAAAATCTTTAAGTATTTCTTCTAGTTCATCAAGTCTTTTATAACTACCTACAATTTGTACTCTTCTACCACCAAAATTTCTATCTACCATATGTGCATATCTATTTCTAAATGAATAATAAGATGCATGGTTTAATAAGTCTTCACTTAAAAAAGCACATTGACTATATAAATCTAATGGAGATTTAGTTACAGGAGAACCTGTAAGAATACGCTTATAGGTTGCATGTTTACCTAGTGTAATAATTGTTTTAGTTCTTTTTGCTGTAGGGGTTTTAATAGTTGTAGACTCATCGACAGCCATAAGAGTTTTATGACTACTTAAAAATTTATATGCAAATTCAGCACCTTTTTTTGTACTAAATGCCTCAACATTCATAATAAGGATGTGAAGGTCATAGTCAGGTTTAAATAATTGTTGATACTCTTTATCCTTTGTTTTTGATGTTAAAGCAGTCCATAGTACCATTTTGGGTTTTATATGGTCAACTAAATGATTGGGGATTTCTTGCTCTAACCACGTTCTATATACACCTTTGGGTGCTATAATCAGTGCACCATTTATTTTACCTTTATCATAAAGCATAGCCATATTATCAACTAATACTTTAGATTTACCTGTACCCATCTCCATAAAGTATGCATACTCTTTTTCATCTACTGATTTTTTTAATGCAGTAAGCTGATGCTTATAGGGTGTCGTCTTAAATTTATAATTCATATTCTTTCTACTTGACAAGTATATAAACACTACTATATAAGATGTCAAGAGCATAATAGAATGAAGAATAAAATTTTTGAATTATATAAACCAAATTCTTTAGCAGAGTTTTTAGACTTTAAAAAAAACAACCCTGAAGAAAAATTTGTGTATGTATTACAACATCCACCTGCAAATATAAATATTTTAGGTGCATCAGATTTTGGCTATCTTGTGATTTGTTTGCCTAATTATGGCCCAGATTCACAGATAATATTCTCATCAAGTCCATTTGTATTTAAGATGCAAAAAAATTTAAGAGACTTTAGAGAACAAGACTACGTATTGTTAACAGGAGATCCTGCTATTATAGGAATATCTTGTGCAATCGTTTGTGATAAAACAAACGGTAAATTTAACCTTCTCAAATGGGATCGAAGAGAAGCTAAATACTATCCAATAAATTTCGATCTCTATCAGAAAGGATAACAATGAGTGAAATAAATAAAATGATGTTAGAAGACTCAAAAGATATGTTGGATAACGTCGAGATAACAGACATAGCTACGCAATGTAAACTTCTTAAAGATAAAGAAGATGAGATAGCAGCTATAGAAGAAAAGTTAAAAGCAAAGAAATTAGAAGCAGATCATATTAGTTCTGAAGTAATACCAGAATTATTAAAAGAACAGGGACTTAATCAAATTAAGTTAGCTGATGGATCTAGCGTAACAGTTAAAACAGAATACAGAGCAACTATTCCTAAAGATGATTTTAAAAAGGAACAAGCTCTTAAATGGCTTCGAGATCAGGGGTTAGGCGATATTGTGAAGAACAATGTTAGCGTAAGTTTTGGTCGTGGAGAAGATGACAAGGCGAAACAATTGTTGGACCTTGCGGTGTCGAATGGTTTTGAACCACAGCAGAAATCTGATGTGGCTTGGAATACTTTGACAGCCCTATATCAGGAGCGTGTTAAGGCCGGCCTTGACATGCCTTCTGATGTTTTTAGTCTATGGATTAAAGACAAAACTAAAATCAGCCGGAAAAAATAATGGAGGATGAATAATGGCTAATGAAATAAAAGCTAAATCAAACGGATCGGTTTCGTTATTCGGAAACGATCTCTCCAAAGGTTTTGAAAACATGACGCAAGAAGATATGGCGTTACCGTTTATCAGAATCTTGGGACAACTATCTCCGCAGGTGACTGACGGTGATAGCAAGTTTATAGATGGTGCCAAACCAGGTATGATCTATAATACTGTTACCAACGACTTGTTCGATGGTAAGAAAGGTATCAAGGTTATTCCTTGTTACTTTAAAAAAGACTATCCGGAATGGTCTGATAGAGGAGATGGTCCAGGTGCGCCTGTAGCAACTCACAAACCAGGCAGTCCGGTTATCCAAACAGGTAAAAGAGATGGCTCTAAAATTAGATTACCAAACGGTAACTATTTAGAAGAGACAGCTTATTACTATGTAATGGTGGAAAACAAACAAGGTGGCTATAGTCCTGCTTTAATTACTATGAAATCAACACAGTTGAGTGTCAGTAAGAAATGGAATTCAATGATGAAGTCTGTTCAGATTGACGATGGTAAAGGCGGATTTGATACACCACCTATGCATGGGGTTGTTTACAATCTTCAATCAAATCTACAAAAGAACGACAAAGGTTCTTGGTATGGTTGGGTTGTAACAATGGACAGAATCATGGAGCAAAAGGATAAATCTTTATACCTAGCGTCTAAAGACTTTAATTCTAGTGTTTCTAAAGGTAACGTGCAAACAAAAGCAGATGTGGAAGAGACATCAACTAAAGCGGCAACACCGTTTTAGTTCTAGTGGAGGGGGATTCTCACAGGTCCCCCTTTACAAATTAATTAGAAATGATAATGAAGACAGAAAAATTTAAAAATATATTTGAAGGATTAAAGATTGCATATGGACAATATCAAAAAGGTGATGTCGCGGCCAATGGTGATAAACAAAAAGGCAAAGCATTCATTGTTCGAAAGAATGTTAGCGATGATTTGTGGGAGAAGCATTTACAGGGAGAAGGTCCGGCTTTGGGCATCATCCCCATTCGTGAGGATAACACGTGTCGCTGGGGCTGTATTGATATTGACAGTTACAATCTCGACCACGGCAGCCTCATTCAAAGCATACGACATCTTAACTTCCCCTTAATAGTTTGCCGTTCTAAATCAGGCGGAGCTCACGTTTTTTTATTTACGAAAGAATTTATAGCTGCATCTTTAATGCAGAGTACACTTAAAAAGATTGCAAAAGTTTTAGGATATGAAGGATCAGAGATTTTTCCTAAACAAATAGAAATACTTGTAGAGCGTGGAGATACAGGTAACTTCTTAAACTTACCTTATTATAATGGCACTAATGGTTTACGATATGCTTTAGATGATAAAGGTCAAGCAGCTAGTTTAGAATCATTCTATTCTATGTATGATCAATATGCGTGTACTAACACACAAGTTAAAGAAATTAAAATTGAAGAAACAAAGATAGAAGAAGCATTTCCTGCTGGACCTCCTTGTCTAAACAAACTGGCATCAGTTGGTTTTGGTGAGGGGTCTAGGAATAATGCATTGTTTAATATTGCTGTTTATTACAAACAAGCACACCCAGATAGTTGGGAAGATAAAATTGTAGAAGCTAATATAAAACATATGGAACCTAAATTAAGTAATAGTGAGGTTCAACAATTAATTAAATCAGTTAATCGTAAAGGTTATGACAAGTATAGATGTAAAGACGCACCTATCAACGCGGTCTGTCAATCTGGTTTGTGTAGAACGAAACGATTTGGTGTGGGCTTTGGTGAAGAGGAAATGCCACAACTAGGAAATCTTACTAAATACAAATCAAGTCCACCACAATGGTTTTTAGATGTGGACGGAACGCGGATCGAATTAAAAACAGAACAGTTATATAGCTCACCTTTATTTGCACTGGCGTGTTTAGATCAAGCAAACCTAGTAGTACCAGTACCAAAAGCAAAAGATTGGAAACAACATTTTTTAAAACCAATGATGAACAATTTACAAGAGGTAGAACCATTAGAGTCTTTAAATCCAATGAATCAGCTTACAGGATTATTACAAGATTGGACTACAAATAGACAAGCAGCCAGAACCATGGACGATGTGTTTAATAAATTACCATACACAGATGATAAAAAAGAATTTACATATTTTAGGATGGATGACTTCTATGCATTTCTAAAAAAGAATAACTGGGAAATGGATAAAATTAAAACAGGTAATCTGTTAAAAAGATTAGATGATATATTTATATCAGAAGAAAGAATGAGAATAAAAAAACAACAACCAAGATTAATAAAAATAAAAACAATGAAACAAACAGAAGCTTCTGTTTCTAAAGTAGAATATCATCAGGAGGCATTTTGATGAAGAAGTGGTTAAGCAAATTAGTAAACTTTATAGAGAGGATAATTTTATGGCTGATA